CCCTTCATGTCGTTCTCCGAACCACAATTAGGATTAGCAATCTCTACACATACTTTATTGCCTGTAGGATTAGTTGTTGATGCTTCAGCAAACAAACCATAGAATGATGGCGGCATTTGATCTGGAACAGCAGCAGCAATTAATCCTGCTTCGCCTGGTTTAGTAGTTCCACTTGTCTCTGCTGTTGTTGCAGTAGCAGGTTGATCTCCTTTCCTAGCATCCTTAGATGACATAGGAGTATGTACAGATGGATTAACATCAGGTGCTAAAAATGTACTGAATCCTTTCTCTGTTCCACCTGGATTTGGATCAGACTCAATATTAGTTCTTTGTGTAGCACCAGCAGTATGACCAATCGATCCCATGATGATTGGTTTCTGTTTATCATTATCTAAAAAGAATCCTACAACCCAACTACCAGTATCTAATCCTATTGAAGCACCAGTCTTACCACCAACAGAAAATGGTGTAGTAACAGGCATCATTACCTGTGCCCAAGGTAAAGAATCTGTTGGTGTGGAATCACCATCTCTAAGGTGTGTACCCATGATACGCACCTGATATCTACCAGAATTCTTTGGGTCTTTACCCTTACCTGATTCTACCTGTCCTACCCACCATGAAAAACCATCAGCACCAATCTGATGAATAGGAAAGAGTGAAGATAATGCTGGATCCATATCACTTTACATTGCTGGTGTAGTCTTTCATACCGTATATATCTCGTATCAACTTAAGACGTGTGCTACATGTATTAGTATTTAGGAAGACATTGTTATGTGATAAGGCAGAGATTAAATATGTACCACTATTCTCTCTATCAAACTTCTCTTTTTCTCTAACTTGTTCGGAAGCCATGTTAGGTAGCATGACCTTAATCTTATCTCCAACTGACAACTCCATGTTACCTGGAATCTCAATCTCCAACTGCTGATTTTCCATAAAATATCTTCTGGAGATACTCTGTGCTAACCAATGTTTTTGGTAGTCAGGATATTGTGATCCGTTACCATCGGGATTATCTCTAGTCTCATTAGAACCAGGAGTCTCTTCACTGTGCCAAGTTTCGTGATCAACTAGAACCGTCAGCACTCTGCTGGGATTGATAGACAATCCCTCTTGCATCTTTCCTAGTTTATCCTGACTACCTAGGTGAGCCATACTCTTATAATTTTCTTGTAGATTATATCTAAACTCCTCATAATATCCTGTGGAGTAGTTATAAGCAACAACATGACTGGCATAAGTTCCACTCCTCATTTGATTAATCAAATCAATCTCATTAGTAAAAGCATACTCTTCAATAGTATAGCGAGATGGATTATCATTGTTAGGTTGTACACTATACGTAGCAACTTCATCCTTTCCTTTGAAGTTGTCATCTCCTGTACTATAATAGTAATCAATAGATTTAAAATTAAACCCGTCTCTATTTTCAAAGAATAGATAACCCGCTGTGCCACTAGCTTGCTTGGCATCTTTAGATAATCCAGACACTGCTTCAGGTGATGTTTTATCAGTAGTAGTCTTCAAAGATGTTGCCGTATTAGATACAGACTTCTGCGACATAGACTGAATAATATGATGAGCCTTCTTTCCACTAGGGAAAAAAGTAACCTTATACTTTGCTGGTTCTACATCAATATCTTTAGTAGTATTTAAATTATTTTTTAGAATCTCCTTTACAATCTCATCTGGAGTTCCTTCTAATTTTTGTGTCAGTCTAACACCCTCATTATATAATGCTTCTTTAGAAATGAGGGCTAGATTGTATGTCTGTAGTTTGGCAGTGAATACTCTGTTATATACTTTCCAAACGTACATATCATATACATATTCATTTTCTTCTACGTCAGCAACTTTAATAGTAACTCTCTCCCCACCTTGAATAGGTAAGGTACTGATAAAGTTAGTACCAGAGTCAATGACGGGCATAATACCACTAACAAATGGTTCAAAGATACTCTCGTAGTATGAGAACCCACCAGCAGCTGCTGTGAGATCATGCTTGCCGCCATTAACGTCAAACATAATAACTTCTTTAATTTCTATGGACTTAGCGTTTTTATTTGACATCAGTATTGGAAGTAATATTGATAACCCAACGAAGGATTGTAGACAGATGTAGAAGACAATCCCCTAACAGGTGCTTTTGGTTGAGCACCTGATTGTTTAGATAATGCGTTCGACTGCTGAATTAATTTAGATAACTCAGGAGCAGCACGTTGCATATCAGGAGTAACTGTGATAGGAGATGGTTGATTACCTAAGTTACCCAACTCTACTGGTTTAGCATCTCCTGGTGATGTAGAAGTAGATGTTGTTTGCTTACCAATGTCTAGTAACCCCACATCAGATAGAGGATCTACACCACCAGATCCAGGTGGACGTTTTTCAAAATGTAAATGCTCGCCATTAGATAATCCACCACCAGTGTTACCAATCTCACCGATAGTTTGACCAGTGTAAGCAGACCCAACCTTTAAGTCTGGGTTAATATTTTTGAGATGTCCAAAGTAATACTCAACACCATTATCATCTTTGATAATGACTAGGTTTCCATATGTACCAGAAGCTTTGGCATGTTCTACAGTACCACTTCGCTTAAACCCAACCATATATCCTGTCTGACCACTGGTTCCAATGTCAACACCGTTATGGTGTCTTCCGTGATGAGTAGACTTACCAAATTTTGTAGTTAATCCAACTTCAGCATGTCCTGTAGCACCATTCTTTGTTTGACCAGCGCCAAGACCCATCTTGATCGAGTTCATATCAACTTCACCAACCACACCAGTACCAGAAAGGTTGGGAGCAGCAGAAGATCCAGTAGGACCTGTCCCTGGTGCCATAGGATTGCCACGAGTTTTCATCCCCAACATTTTTTTTAGTTTGTCAAAGATATTTCTCTTTCTTCTAGGATTATCTTGTTCATCTGGTTGACCACCACCAGATGGCGAACCACCAAACATACCAGTTAGCATAGTTTGTGGTAGTCCAAAGAAGTCAGTAACACCTCTTGCCATCCCTAAAATGGGACCTTTAAACATAGAACCAATGCCACCAAGTTTTTTCATTGCTTGGTTAAGTAACGAAAGTAACAATCCACCACCAGTCTTGGGTACTAACTCAGCACCCTCTGCTAATTTTTGTGTAGTTTGTACATCACCACCTGCTTTACCTGCTTGCTTCATTGTTCTAGCAAGACCATTGTTTCTATTCAATGGAATAACAGATGATCCAGGTTTTAATCTCTTTACATTAGGATTAGATGCTATCCTACTTCCAGCGTTAAGCTTCTTTGGTTGTTCTTCAGGTGACCCAGGAATAACACCACCCTTATTCAATGGGACTGGAGTAGTGGGAGCAGATGGCATTCTAGGAGTAAATCCAGCCTGCCCAAACGAACCACCACGATCACCACCAGACTTTGCTGCCCATGGTGTGGCAGAGTTCATAGGTTGTGGACCTACAGGTTTGGTGTATTGGGTGGCACCTTTAGATCCACCTTTTTTACCCCCACCCATAACCTTGCCGAGCATTCCCTTGAAACCACCAAAAATCTTATCTAATAAACCACCCTCACCATTTCTTTCTTTCTGTTCTTCTAACGTATCAGTATCACCTAAACCAGCATTATCACCATCAGCACCTTCTAAACCTGTTTCTGTTTGCTGTGTCTTAACATCTGCTTGAGCATCTCTTTCGATGTCTACTTTTTCTTGCTCAAGTTTTTGCTCACCTTCCTTGAGTTCATTATCTCTATTAAAATATTGCTTGAGTGATTCTAATACACCAGTAACTCTAGCTAAGTGAGCATTAGTATTACTTTTTTCATCAACATTTTTTCGTTCTTCACTACCAAGATTGTTTACCTTAGAAGAGATAGCAGAATATTGTGCTTTGATCGTCTCTAGAATCTTATCTAAACCCGACTGCTGTGGTGGCACAGCACCTTCAGGTGCTCCAGATAGATAACTATCATCTTCTTCACCACGTGATGGTGTAGCAGGAGACAGAGGTGATCCTCCAGGTCGAGCTGACTTATCTAATAAAGCAGAAAATCTTTCTTCTTTTGATAGTGAAGGATCTTGAGTAGCATCAGGATCTTTAGAAAATGTTCCTGCTAATCTACGTCTCCTATCTCCACCAAACTCAGCGCCCATTGCCTTAGCAAAGAAACTCTTGCCAATGCCCCCCTCTTTTCTCTCAGTATCCTGTCCTTCTAATTGCTCAAGTCTAACAATATCTTCTTGAGTAGCATTCTTAGCATCTACTTTCTCTTGTAATAATTTTATTTCTTCTTCACGTGCCTTTCTTTCCTCAGCAGACATGGCAAGAGCATTCTTAACCTTGCCACCAATTAGTGATCCAAGATTAAGACTACCTGTAGCATCTTGTGCTGATGATAAACTAGCTGCCATTAGAGATACCTACCTACCTATATTTATTGTCCCAATCTTGCTTTCAAGATATCATTAAAAGAAGCACTACCTTGGAACATTTGATTCATCTCGGCACCAGAAAGTGGAGCATCAATTGGTGGCTTAGCAGCAGTTGGTGCTTTCAAGGCAGGCAAAGAAAGAATATCAATCTTAGGCGTTCCTTTACTTGTCTCAGCTGGTGCTGAAGGACGTACAGGTTGTGCTGGTGGTCTGATAACAGGTGGATCAGCTGGTGCTGGTGGCGGAGCAAAGACTGGTCCTGAATTAGAATCAGTAATGCCAAATGCTTGCTTTTTACTCTCAATTCGCTGACTCATCTCTGCCATGGTAATTTTACCATCGTTGTCAAGATCCAACGCAGCGTTACCAGAATAAGCAGCAGATCCACGGGAGTATAATGATTCATTCTCTGCTTTACCAGAGTAAGCAGGAGCAAACACGACAGTATATAACTGACCAGCAGTAGGATTATCGGGGAAGTATCCAGCATCTTTCCAGTGTTGGAAATATTTCTCTACATATTTCATCTGCTGAGCTCTAGTCATTCCTTTGAGTGCTGCTTGTGTCGTACCAACTGCTGCAGCACTATCTCTACTGAACTGAATCAATCCAACGTGTGTACCATTGTCTGCTGCTGGATCGAAACCAGACTCAGATGCCATCAATCCTAATAAGTCACCTTCTTTAGCACCAAACTTTTGAGAAACTCTCTTAACCTCTGCCAAGAACTCTGTGTCATTACCAATCAATT